ATCTTTCAACTATTATCGATGCGTTAGCATATAATACGTATATAACCTCATATAATGCCAATATGGTATCTAATGAGGTATTCATTGATTCCGCCACTCTCAGGGAGAATGTGGTGTCTCTGGCGAGAAATATAGGTTATACTCCTCGTTCTAGTAAGTCATCAAGAGCTAATATTTCTTTCATTGTTAACACCGCTAGTTATAGTGTAAAACCACAAACAATAACACTTAATAAAGGAATTGTTACAACGTCAGAATCATTTGGTAATGATAGTTATACCTTCTCTATCATGGAGGATATTACAGTTCCTGTTGTAAATGATATTGCTACTTTTAGTAATATTGATGTTTATGAGGGCACATATTTAACAAACGAATTTAGTTGCAACACCTATGATCCCAATCAAAGGTTTATCTTAGATAATCCAAATATTGATATATCAACAATCAATGTTACTTGGAAACCATCAGAATTCTCATCTGTAAAAAGAAAGTACAGTAGATCTGATAGTTTATTTGAGGTAGATAGTCAATCTCCTGTGTATTGGGTGCAAGAAATTGAAGATGAAAGATATGAATTAATTTTTGGAGACGGGGTATATGGTATTGCTTTGCAAGAACCAAACTTTTTAGAAGTAAGATATCTTGTTAATAATGGTGCCAATTCAAATGGAGTTACTGACTTAAAATTTAATGGCAAATTAACCACATCTAGAGATAATATTAGTATTAAGACAGGCATTTCACGTATCACTGTTAACACACCATCTTATGCTGGTGCTGATATTGAAAGTGTTGAGTCAATTAAAAAGTATGCCACTCAAACTTATGCTTCTCAAAACAGAGCGGTGACATCAACTGATTATGAATATATTATTCCTAAAATTTATCCTGAAGCTGAATCAGTTTCAGTGTTTGGTGGAGAAGAATTAAATCCTCCACAATTTGGAAAGGTATTTGCAAGCATCAAACCAATAAATGGTGCGTATCTCTCCAACTTAGTAAAAGATAATATCAAGAGAGAAATTAAAAAATATTCTGTTGGTGGTATTGATTTGGAGATAACCGATCTGAAATATCTCTACATTGAAGCACTTGTTAATGTATATTATGATTCTAATAATGCAAATAGTAGTGATCAGATAAGATCAATCGTTTCTACTAATATTGATCAATATGCATCATCAACTGAGATTAATAAATTTGGAGCAAGATTTAAGTATAGTAAGTTCCTTAATATCGTAGATAACAGCAATTCTGCCATAACATCAAACATTACTACGATTCAAATGAGAAGAGATTTAAGAGCTTCTCTAAATGCGTTTGCTGAATATGAAATTTGCTTTGGTAATAGATTCCATGTTACAAATCATGGACACGGTACTTTTAATGGTAAAATAGGATACAATATTAAGTCCTCTGGATTCCAAGTGAGTGGAGTTGCAGGAACAGTTTACCTCGCTGATGCAGCAGATCAGTCTTTAGAAACGGGAACTATTAATTTAATTAGATTAAATTCTGCCAGTGAAGCATCTATTGTTAGAAGAAATATTGGTTCAATTGATTATAAAAAGGGAGAAATAATGTTGAATCCTATCAACATTATTTCAACGAGTATTAATAGGCAATTCCCACTTATTGAAATTTCTGCTGTTCCTTATTCTAATGATATCATCGGATTACAGGATCTTTATATTCAACTAGATACTAATAACGTAACAATTAATTCTATTAACGATAGAATATCCTCAGGTTATGATGTATCAGGATCTGATTACATTGTTTCTTCAAGTTTTGCAAATGGAAGTTTAGTCCGTGGCACAGTTGATACAGCAACAAGAACCTCTAGAACACCTAGTGCAACTAGAGCAAGTTCACCACCAACAGGGACGACGACAATGTCCACAACTTCATCAAATTCTACTTCCTCACCTACTTATTCATACTAAAGACGTAAGATGATATCAACCGATTTACAGCGAGTACAGATTCAGGACATTATTGAGTATCAATTACCTGCATTTGTAAGGGATGATTTTCCCTTGGTTGGTGAATTTCTAAAGCAGTATTATATTTCTCAAGAATATCCTACTGCACCTTCTGATATTATACAAAATATTGACGAATACGTTAAGTTAGAAACTCTTCTTGATACTCAAGAAGAGACAAATCTTGGGGCAGATATTTCTTTTAGTGATACAACGATCACTGCAGGTTTTGATTTAGAGTCAAATCAATTTGGAACATATCAATTTCCAGAAAGATATGGTTTGATCAAGATTGATGATGAGATTATTTTATATTCATCTAAAGACAGAAGATCTTTTAATGATTGTATTCGTGGATTTAGTGGAGTAACTGCTTTAGGTAATGATGATGAAAAACTTACATTTTCATCATCGGAATCTACATCTCATATTCAAGGTGCCAAAATCATCAATCTAAGTAATGTTTTATTAAAGAAATTTTTAGAGAAATTAAAGCAACAGATTGCACCAGGATTTGAAGGAAGAGAAATTAATTCAGATGTAAATCAAAAACTATTCTTATCAAGATCTAAAGATTTTTATCAATCTAAAGGCACTGATGAATCTTTCAGAATTTTATTTGCCGCACTTTATGGAGAAAAAGCAGAGGTTATCAAACCAAAAGAGTTTTTGTTCAAGCCTTCTGATGCTCAATACAGAAAAACCCGAGATATTGTTGTAGAAGCAGTTGTAGGAGATCCTTCAAAGTTAAAAAATCAAACTCTCTATCAAGATGCATATCCCGAATATGGTATTGAGGGTGCATATGCTACGATTGTAAATTCTGAAAAGATATTAAGAGGAGATAAAACTTATTATCAACTTAGCGTAGACTTTGATTATAGTAAAGATATAGATCTTACTGGCGGAACTGTATATGGAGACTTTACTGCTCATCCAAAAACTCAAAATACTGTTTTAGTCGCAACTGGTTCTTCAATAATTGATGTTGATTCAACAATTGGTTTTCCGGATAAAGGACAAATTTATGTTAATGGGCAAAGTGGAATTTTAACATATCGTTCAAAAACAATAAACCAGTTTACTGAAGTAGGTTTAGCGCATACCTCTACTTTTGGAACAAATTACCAAATTAATGCAGGGACTGAATTAAACCTGAATGTAAGTGCATATGGGTTTGAGGGAATTAGCGCCGTCTCAGTCGCTTCTAGCGATGCCTCAGTGGTAGGAATCGCTACCACTTCAAAGATCGAAGTTAGAATTGGAAAAGTTCTTGATGAGAATTTTATCTATGATAAAACTTCATATTTCTCTAAAAATGATAATATCAAAATTAAATCACTTGGTATTAATGCGTCAAAAGCATTAGATAATAGTTGGTTTACAAATGTAAGTCCTAAGTATGATGTAAAGAGTGTATCGATTATTGATTCATCCAATTTTACATATTCTATTGAAACAATTGCAAGAAATAATTTAAAAATAGGCGATAAAGTAACTGTAATTCAATCTGATAGTGCTGAAAAACAAGGCGTCGTTATTGATATTGCTTCTGCTAAGACTTTTACATTTGCAAGAGCTGGGCAGTTAACAGGAAGCAAATTTAGCGTTAGAAGAGATATTCTTAAACCAAGTGTCAGTAATTTAAATTCAGATGATTATTCATATATTGAAAAATCCTTTGCCAATGTTCAAAACACTTATACAAAATATGATGGCGATGTTTTAGTTGCGTCATCTTCTATTCCATCATATCATGACACCCCACTAAACTTTTATGACAGAAAAGTTCTTTTAAGTGGGGAATATAATGAGGAGATCTTTACTCATGCACGTAATCATGGATTTTATACTGGTGATAGGGTTTATTATAAACCATTAATCAAAAGTAATACTGTTTCTATTAATAATCAAGATGTAGTAGTAGATTCCGTTCTAAGTAAGTTTCCTGAGATTGATTCTGGTGTTTATTATATTAAAAGAATAAACGAAAAGCAATTTAAAATTGCTTCAAGTGTGACTAATTTATACAATGATACTTTCGTTTCAGTATCCGGTATTGTAACTGACAACTATTTCTGTCCTAGTAATTTTTATAATAAAAATCTAAAACATCAAAAATTATACAGACAATTTAAATCTCCAGTTAATGATGGAAGAGAATATACAACTCTTCCTGGTAAAACTGGAATGCTTGTTAATGGTGTTGAAATTCTAAATTATAAATCTGGAGATAGTGTATATTATGGAAATATCAATAGCGTAACAGTTTCTGCTCCAGGAAGCGGTTATGATGTTATCAATCCACCTATTCTTTCTATTCAGGATTCTACTGGAATTGGTGCTACTGGACTTGTAAATGTTAAAGGTTCTTTAGAAAGAATTGAAATTTTAGATCCTGGATTTGATTACGTAACAGATCCTATCATTACTATTACCGGTGGAAATGGATTAGGAGCCAACGCACATGCAAATACTGAATTAATTACGCACTCAGTCTCTTTCTATTCAACATCAGATAACATTCAAGTAGGACTCTCATCAGACACTATTGGTTTTTCAACATTCCATAGATTTAAAGAATCTGAGAGGGTAATTTATAAAACTGATGGACAGACTGCTGTTGGCGGTATTACTGATAATTCCGAATATTATGTAAAACTTATTGATTCTAAAACAATAAAACTATTTAAAAAAGAAAGTGATGCTATTTCTGGATCAAATTCAGTAAATCTTACTTCAAATGGAGTAGGTATTCATAGATTTGAGTCATATCACAAAAAACGTGTCCTTTCTGATGTAATTGTATCTTCATCTGGCATCAATTATGAAAATAAGGAGAGAGTATCTGGAGTTTCAGGAATAAACACAGCATTAAATCAAATTAATATTTTAAATCATGGGTTCTACTCTGGCGAAACTGTAACCTATTCTGGAAATGCATCGGGACTTAGCAGTGATCAAACATATATTGTCACTGTAGTTGATTCTAATAATTTTAAATTGTCATCGGTTGGTATAGGAACAACCACAAAATCATTCTATTATGATACTAATCAGTATGTAAATATTAAATCATCGGGTTCTGGATCTCATACTTTCAACTATCCAAATATTTCGGTTAACATTTCAGGTGAAATTGGTGTATCTACTTTTAGTGGACAGGATTTTAACGCAAAACTACAACCAATATTCAGAGGTTCAATTAAATCAATTCATTTAACAGATACTGGTGTTGGTTATGGTTCAAGTGAAGTTATCAATTTTAATAGACAACCATTAGTGTCTCTTTTAAGTGGAAGGGATGCAGAACTTCTTCCAATTATTAATAATGGAAAAATAGAACAAGTTCTAGTAACAAATGGTGGTTATGAATACAATTCACCTCCAGACTTAGTCGTAAATGGTGTTGGAAAGTTTGCAAAACTTACACCAGTTGTCAATGGTGGCAAAATTGTTAGAATTATTGTTGATAATCCGGGGATTAATTACACAGATTCAACAACCGTAAGCGTAATCGCCAGTGGTTCAGAGGCTAATCTTACTGCAGATATTAATCAGTGGACAATAAACCTATTTGAAAAGTATCAGGATATTATTGGTGATGATGATGGTATTTTAGATACTTCTATTACTGGTGAGTATGGTATTGAATATACTCATCTTTATGCTCCTAGAAAACTTAGAGAATCTGTATTTGGAAAAGTTATTTCAGATGAAGATGGAACTAAGTATGGAGTTTCTGATTTAAGATTAGATTCTTCAAATACTGAGACTGAAGCTCAATTCCACTCTCCAATTATCGGATGGGCATATGACGGAAATCCAATTTATGGGCCTTACGGATATGATACAAATACTGGAGGAACTGTAAGAGCATTAATAAGTGGTTATAAACCATCACAATTAAATAATCGTCCTCCTCTCTCCACATGGAAGCAAGGATTTTTCTGTGAAGATTTTGTATTTACTGGAGAGGGTGATCTTGATGAACATAATGGAAGATATTGTGTAACACCCGATTTTCCAAATGGAGTTTATGCATATTTTGCAACTATAAATTCAGGTTTCGTTGAAAGTTCAGGGACTTTTGAAGGTTTTAAACTGCCACAATATCCTTATTTTATTGGCAATAAATTTAAATCTAAACCTAACGATTTTAATTTTAAAAATGATTCACATCAAGAAAAATATGACATCGAAACCAATAATTGGTTAAGAAATACCACTCCATATGGACTTACATTAGATAATGTCTCATACGATTATTTCATAGAACCTTATAAGATCTATGATGAAGTAATTGATATCACATCTACTTCCGTTGGAACAATCGACAGTATTGGTATTTTCACAGGAGGAAGCGGTTATCGAGTGGGAGATAGAATTGTATTTGAAACTCTCCCCGGTTCTACACCGGCAAAAGCAAAAGTATCTGAAGTTACTGGTAAAATAATTACAAATGTTAGTGTTGCTTCTTCTACAGTTTCCCAAATTGAAGTTTTACCTATCGATTCATCTGGAAGATTTGTAGCATTTTCTCAATCACCCCATGAATTTACAAATACTGATTTAGTTTCTTTATCTGGATTTAATACTTCTATTAGTTTAAATAATAATTCTTTTAATATCGGAGTTTCAACTAATTTCTTTAATCTTGCAAATGCAGTAGGAACAACTTCTGCAACAGGTATAGTTACTTATTTTCCAATAAGTGGTGGAATTATTGATAGAGGTGAACTTTCAATAAGAGAGAATGATATTTTAGCAATTGGAACAGAAAAAATCCGTGTTTTAAATGTCGATAAACTAAATTCAAGATTAAGAGTTGAAAGATCTGTAGATGGAACAGTTTCTTCTGCTCATACTGCTACATCATCTATCTCCGAACAAAGTCGTAAATTCACTTTTATTAGTTCTAGAGAAAATAAAGTTAAATTTGAACTCAATAAACAAATCTACTTTGATCCAAGAGAAACTTTAGGAATCGGTACTTTAAGTGGCGTTGGTATTGGATCTACAATTTTCTTCTCAAATCCAGGAGCGGGAGTTACTCAAGTCTTTATTGAGAATAGAGGTATTTTCTTACCTAATCATGATCTGAAAACAGGTGACATTGTTTTGTATAACAATGGTGGAGGACAATCCGTTGAAGTGGTATCAAATCCCTCTATAGGCACTACTTATAGAATTGCAAATAGTACACCACTTTATGTTGCAAAAATAAGTGAAGATATTATTGGAATTCAAACTTTTAAAGTTGGTATCGGATCAACAGGAACATTTGTTGGTATTGCAGATACCACAATGAACTCTGGACTTCTATTCTTTACGGGTATTGGTACTGGAACTAAACATAGTATTAAGACAGTAAAAAATAATGTTGTTAGTGGTGAGGCAAATAGAAATGAAGTAACAGTTTCTACTGCATCGACTCATGGATTAATTATTGGTGAATCAGTCAAAATGACTGTAACGTCAGGAATCACCACTACTGTTACAGTTAAGTATAATGATCATAATAGAAGAATTGTATTCAATCCTCTTGGATTTACAACAGCAGGAGTAAGTACAAGTCAAAATACAATTAATATTAGTGATCATGGATTTAATACAGGAGATAAAATAATTCTTGATTCTAATCCAGCTCCTACTGGATTGGAGGATCAAAAGATTTACTATATTTCTAGATTTTCTAAAGATAAAATCAGACTTTGTGAATCGAAGTATGAAACTGAAAAATTCCAACCTAATTTTGTATCAATTGAAATTGCAAGAAAAGGAAATATTCTCCCTGTTAACCCACCCCTTAATGTTTTTTCTGGTAACACTGTAGTATTTGATCTAAGTGACTCGTCTTTATCTTCTTCAAATGCATCTACTCTTTATTCTGCATTTGATATGAATCTCTATGAAGATTCTAATTTTACGGATAGATTTGATGGAACACTTTCAAATAACATCTTTGAAATAACAAAATCTGGAAAAGTTGGTATAGATGCAGATGCTAAACTTACTTTAGCAGTCAATGATAATGTGCCAGAGAATCTCTTTTATGAGTTCTCTGTTATAAATTCAGATTTTGTAGATTCGTCTAAAAAAGAAATTATTGTAGATAAAGAGGTAAGAGGATTCAATAAGATTGATGTTATAGACAGTGCATATCAAGGTGAATTTGTACTCACAGGAACTGGATCTACTTTCTTCAAGTATGACATACTAGAAATTCCTGAGAGATCTTCATATTCATCCATTGATGGTGAGTTATCATATACGACAAGTTCTTCAAATGCTTATGGCGGTATTTCTAGTATCGATATTACCTACAAGGGAGCAAATTATAATGAAATAGTTGGCGTATCAACGATTGTTGGGATAACCACAGGAACTGGTGCCATTCTTGAGCCGTCAAGTAATACAATTGGTAAGGTTCTTTCAACAAAAATTGAAAATATTGGTTTTAATTATCCAACAGATAATACAATTCGTCCTACAACCAATCTTCCAGAAGTTCTTTTACTTGAATCTTTAACCTCATTTGATAAAATTGGCATTTCTTCCGCTGGCAAGAATTATAATATTGCCCCGAAACTTGTTGTTCTTGATGGAGTAACTGGAAAAAATATTGATGATGTTGATCTTTTCTATAAACTTGGAGATTCTGAAGTAACTATTAGAAATAATACTAGAGGAATTTCAAATACAACTCCTACTATCATTCCAATTAACAATTCAAATGGAGTTGCAATCAACAGCATTTCTTTTGACATTATTAGTAAAAATGTAACAGTTGGATTTAATACAGGATTTAGTGATCAATCTCCATTCGCTGTTGGTGATAAAGTTCTTATTGAAAATGTAAGCGTTGGAGTTGGATCAACTGGATCTGGTTATAATTC